CCAAATGACTGGTAAAATCTATATTAAACCTACAAAATCTTTAGAGTTTATCGATATCACATTCTACATTACACCAACTGGTGCGTCGTTTGATGATGTATAATAAATTAAAGGTTATTATAAAGTGGGGGTCATTGATCCCCATTTTTTATTTTATGTAATATTTATTAATATGAATTATAAAAGAATAGTTAGGCAACTCATTAATGAAATAATTGATGATGCGCACACACCAATTATGAAATATTATGCTTTTGATTGGGATGATAATCTAATGTATATGCCAACAAAAATATATTTGAAAGATAACAATGGTAAATCGGTTGGTATGTCGACAGAAGACTTTGCTGAATATAGGACTTTAATTGGAAATGAAGATTTTAATTATGAAGGCAATACTATTGTAGGTTTTGATGAAGACCCTTTTAGAGATTTTAGAGTAACTGGGGATAAGAAATTCTTGGAATATGCAATGAAAGCACCCACTGGACCCGCTTGGCCCGATTTTATAGAAGCGATTAATAACGGTTCTATATTTTCAATTGTGACGGCAAGAGGTCACACACCAAGTATATTAAAACAAGGGGTATATAATTTAATAAAGAAAAATATGCACGGCTTAGATTCAAATAAACTTGCAAAAAATTTATTAAAATATAGAAATCTAGCGGATGAAGATAAATTAACAAAAGACCAACTAATAAGAGCTTATCTTGATATGTGTAGGTTTTATCCTGTTTCTTTTGGCGAAGGTTCGGCAACCAATCCTGAACAAGCAAAAATAGAAGCTATGGAAGAGTTTGTTGATTATGTAAAACTTACTTCAAGGAATCTACAAACAAAAGCTATGATGAAAAATAAAATTAGTAATTACTTTACACCATTTATTGGATTTTCAGATGATGATGTAAGAAATGTAGACTCTATGAAAAAACATTTTGATAAGAAAGAAGACAATATATTAAAGACTTATTTAACAGCAGGAGGAAAAAAGAAGCAATATTAAGTAAGTAGTTATTATATATATTAATTAAGTAGTTATTATATATAGGTATATTATTTGAAAATAATTTGAAGTAAATAGAAAAATTTTTCATAATCATATATTTATCAATAAAGAAAAATAAACATTAAAAAAAAATAAAAAATTATGGCTGATTTATTAATGAAAATGCCAGTTCCGTATGAACCGAAAAGACAGAATAGGTTTATCGTTAGGTTTCCTTCAAGTTTGGGGATTAACGAATGGTTTGTTGAAAGTGCATCAAGACCGTCAATTAAAGTAGGTTCAACAGAAATCCAATTTCTAAATACCTCAACTTATGTTGCTGGTAGATTTAACTGGGACCCAATTACTGTTAAATTTAGAGATCCAATTGGACCTTCCGCATCACAAGCACTAATGGAATGGATGCGTTTATGTGCTGAATCAGTTACAGGACGTATGGGTTATGCTGCTGGTTATAAGAAAAATGTAGATTTAGAAATGTTAGACCCAACCGGTGTTGTTGTCGAAAAATGGATTTTAGAAGGTACATTTATGACTGACTTGAACTTTGGTTCTTTATCTTATTCTCAAGATGCAATTGCTGATATTTCAGCAACACTTAGAATGGACCGTTGTATATTGGTTTATTAATTTTTTACACACCCTTTACAACCAAAATATAAATCCATATATTTATTAGAAATAGTAAATGTATGGATTTTTCTTTTTTTACAACTAATAATAAGTCTGGATATAAGACCAATGAAAAGTGGTTAAGTAATAATGAACCAGAATTGTATTCAAAAATAGTTGAGTATTCAAAAAAAAACCAAAGTGATATAACATTTAAGGAAAAAATATATTTTTATTTTCATAATTTAACACAAAGACCAAAATGTGTTTCTTGTAATAATGAAATAAAATTTAGAAATAGATTTGATAAACCATACGGTGATTTTTGTTCTTTAACTTGTGCGAATAATTCAAAAGAAGAATTGGTTAATCGACAGAAAAAAACATTCAATAAAAAGTATGGTGTTGATTTCTACACCCAACACAATGATTTTGTAAAAAAACAAAAAGAAACCAAACTAAAAAAGTATGGGAATGAAAATTACAATAACGTAAAAAAAAGTAAAAAAACCAAAGAAGTTAATTATGGTAATGGTAATTACAATAATATAGAAAAACAAAAATTAACTTGTAAAACAAAATATGGGGTTGATAATTATGCAAAATCAAATAACTATAAAAATAAATTAATTAAGGAATTTAAAAATTTATATTCAGACATTAACTTTAATGAAGTTAAAAAAGGTTCGGTTGTTATTGTTTGTCCTACTTGCAAAAAAGAATCTGAATTATCAAAACAACTATTATATGAAAGACATAAAAGAAATTATGAATGTTGTCTTAATTGTAACCCAATTGGTTTTTCCCAAAGGAGTGGTTATGAAGACGAGATTTCAAGGTTCTTAAATGAAGTTAATACAAAACATATAACAAACTACAAATTACCAAATTCAAAGGTTGAGATTGATTTATTTATTCCAGAACATAACCTGGGTTTTGAATTTAACGGACTTTACTGGCACAATGAATTATTTAAAACACCAAACTATCATTTAGAAAAAACGATTAAATGCAATAATCTTGGAATTAATTTGGTTCATATTTTTGAAGATGAATGGATTTATAACAAAGAAGTTGTAAAATCAATTATTAAGAATAAATTAAACATTAGTGAAAATAAAATTTATGCTAGAAAGTGTATAATAAAAGAAGTGTCAACACAAGAAACCAAAAAATTCTTGGAGGACAATCATATACAAGGAAATGTAAATTCAAGTGCTAAGTTAGGATTATACCACAATAATGAACTTGTATCCCTTATGACCTTTTCAAAAGGGAGAATTATTATGGGTGGGAAAAGTAATGAGTGGGAGTTAAATAGATTTTGTAATAAGTTAAATACAAATATAATTGGTTCAGCATCAAAATTATTAAAATATTTTGTAACAAATTATAAACCAGAAAAATTAATATCATATTCTGATATTAGAATTTTTGATGGTAAAATGTATGAAAAATTAAATTTTAAAATGATTTCACAATCAAAACCAAATTATTGGTACGTAATTGGAGACAAGAGACATTATAGATTTAATTTTAAAAAATCAAACTTGGTAAAAGAAGGTTATGATAAAAACAAAACCGAAAAACAAATTATGTTTGATAGGAAAATTTATAGAATATATGATTGTGGAAACATTAGATGGGAATTAACTATTGATTAAATCAAGTATTGATATATTTTTATAATAAAAAAAGAATATGGAAACTAATGTTAATGATTACGGCCAAATGAATTTTAATTTACCACACGATGTGGTGCCACTTCCATCCGGAGGGATATTCTATCCAAACAAAAAGAAAAGTGTTAAAGTTGGTTATTTAACGGCCGCTGACGAAAATATATTAGTTAATATGGATGGTAATAAGTCAATTAAAGAAACCTTAATATTACCATTATTAAGAAATAAATTATATGAACCAGATTTAAGACCAGAAGATTTACTTGATGGTGATTTGGAAGCAATTTTATTATTTTTAAGAAACACATCTTTTGGTCCAGAATATACTGTTTCTGTTAATGATCCACAAACAGGAAAATTATTTGACGCTACAATTGTTCTTGATGAGTTAAATATTAAAAAAAATTCAGTAGAACCAGATAGTGATGGTACGTTTACTGTTACATTACCAAAATGTAAGTCAACAGTTAAATTAAAACCTTTAACTATGAAAGAATATTTAGAAATAGAAAGAACGTTAGATTCGTACCCACAAGGTAGAATACAACCTACTGTTACATTAAGACTCAATAAACTTATTGTTGAATTGGACGGAAAAGAAAATAAAGGAGATATCGCAAAATTTGTCGAATCAATGCCAATCTCTGATTCAAAGTATATTAGAAACTTTATGTTTGAGAACGAACCTAGACTTGATCTATCAAAAGAAGTTATCGCCCCATCAGGAGAAAGAGCAGTAGTGTCTATTGCTTTTGGGGTGGAGTTTTTTCGGCCTTTCTTCTCAATATAAACTAAGACTTATTGACGAATACATCTACTTAGCTAGAATGTTAAAACTATCATATAGTGATTATCTGATTATGCCAACATATTTCAGAAGGTATGTTGTTGATAAAATTTCCGAACAAAACCAACAATAAAGTATTTATCAATAAACTAAAACCCAATGATGTTTAACGATAGTACTAAAACAACTGATGCGGGACAAACCGATATTAATACTACCGAAACTACAGCTACACGTGCTATGCAAGGTGCCACAGTGGCATCTGATGCGTTGGATGCGGCGGCTAAAAATGGTATTAACGTATTTAAAACCGCAGGTGATTTATTAGGTTCAATAGGTACTGAACTAAACAATATATTTTCAATAGAAAGTAATTGGGAAAGATTAAAACTACTTGATAAACAATCTGCAGAAATAAATCAAGCGTTAGGGTTAGGAACAAAAAAAGCTGGAGAATTTAAACAACTATTAGCAGACTCCTTTCCAAAGTTTGCAGAACTTGGTCTTGATATTTCCGAAGTACAAAAACAATATGTTGGTTTATCTGAAGTCTTTGGTTCAAATATATCAATTACCGATGAACGTATGGCAGAACTTGCCGCAACATCTAAAGTAACTGGTGTTAGTGCAAAAGATTTAGCATCATCATTTAGAAGTGTTGGTGGAAATTTATCAAATGTTGCCGACAAGATGATGGTAGTTACAAAGGTCGCAAAAGAATCTGGGGCTATTGTAAGAGATGTTACCGACAAAGTAACAAAGAACATTGGTCAGATGAATATGTATAACTTTGACGGTGGTATAAAGGGTCTTGCTAAAATGTCATCACAAGCTTCTAAACTTGGGATTGATATGGGTAGTATATTTAAATTAACTGAAAAAGTATTTAATCCAGAAGGTGCTATTGAAACAGCAGCAGCATTACAAAGGTTAGGTGTTCAGACAAGTGCCTTAACAGACCCACTAAAGTTAATGGATTTATCGGCTAATGACCCAACCGAACTACAAAATCAAATTGTTAAAATGTCAAAAGATTTTGTAAGTTTTAATAAAAATCTGGGGGAGTTCCAAATTATGCCTGGAGAAAAAAGAAGATTAAGAGAAGTTGCCGATGCTTTAGGTATGACATCCGATGAATTGGCTAAAATGTCTTTGAATGCTAGTAATTTGGATTATAAAATGAAACAAATTAAATTTGCTCCTGGTACATCTAAAGAGGATAGAGAAATGATTGCCTCAATGGCACAAATCAATAAACAAGGTATGGCTGAAGTTAAAGTCAAACAAATGAAAGAGGTTGACGGTAAACAAGTTTTTACTGGTGAATATGAAATGGTTGAAGTTGGAAAATTAACAACAGATCAAATAACATTATTAAAAGAATCACAAGAACTTCAGGGTGCGTCTATGGAAGAACTTGCTATTGACCAATTAAGTGAATTAGCATCATTGAACGCAAAAATGTCAGCATTTTTAACGGCCACTAGATTTGGTGCACCATCTGGTACAGCAATGCAAGGACTTTATAGTACTGCAACAACTGGTACAAGAAAAGCGGCCTTTACAGAATATGATAATTCTGGAACAGGTATTATATCTAAAGAATCCAGAGAAACCGAAAATACTAGAGATTTTGTAAACAAAATGACAAATAAAGTTGGTGATATATTTTCAGAGGTTAAGAAAAAAATTAGTGAAGTTAAGAGTATGGACGATGTTGAAACCTTATTTACTGGGGCCGCTAATGATTTAGGTGGTATATTTACTGGTTTAAAAAATAAAGATATACTTGGTGAACTAACTAAATTTATGGATGAAAAAAACATAAAATCCTCAATGATATCTGATTCTAATGCTCCTAATAGTTCTAATACATCAATAAACACATCTAATAGTGCTGTTAGTTCTAGTAATATTATAAATAACCCCTCAACAACACCAGCATCGGTAGTTCAAAACAAACCATTAGAATCTAATGTTAATTTATCAAATAAAGTTGATGTTAATGTTACAATGGACCCCTCAATAAGAAACGAGGCGCTAACAACTTTAATGAGTGGTGCTATTAGAAAATACTATGAGGACCCAAGTAAAATGGCTGAGTTTATTAAAAAGATTAATGACATTCAAACCAATAATAATTTAATACCAGCCTGGTACAAACCATAATAAAGTCTTAATTACATTTCAAAAAAATTATTTATAATCTATTTATAAATAAAATTAAAATTAATGTCTGAAAGTTCATTATCGTTTAATTCAACTGCTACATTTAGGAATACTTTAATGGGTAGGAATTTAACACCCTATAATGTCCCAGGGGCTTATAGTCCACCATCTGGAAATGTAAATTACGAAGTATCACCAATGAATGATAGTTCAGTTATTGATTCACCAAATGATTTAATTGGGACTACAGTACAAGCAAACCAACTTTATTCATTAAATGAATATGGGCCAGAAGGTGGTTATAATAATATTATATCAACTGATGGTGAACCATTACCAGTAACACCAAATCAAGGTGAATACGGACAAGACAACGCAGAAATAGATTTAGTTAATGAATTTTATATTGATTCGGCATACATAAAAAATGTTTATGGACCAGAAAGTGGTTATAAAGATTTAGTAATTATTACTGATAATTTTAATAACCTACAATACTTTTCACCATATGCTACATCTAATGGTAGCGTATTTCAATCAGTACCTATTAATTTTTTATATTCTATATATAGTCCTTTTGAAATTCTGTCATCTTCAAATCCGACGGGAACACCAGGACCTTTATCGCAAGATTCATTACTAGCACAAATTGGTGCTAAAAAATTAAAAGAAGCTTTTGAAAAAAGAATTGCAGATGAGGTTAATAACACAATTAATAGTATTGTTAACTTAGATTCTCTACAAGATCCATTTGAAGCCTCACTTGTTGCAAGTGGTCAACAACCAATTATAAATAAAAATTGGAAAATTACAGTTCCAGACAATCCATTATTAGCGGCCGTTTCTTTTGCAAATAGATTAAGTGGTACCTATTTTCCGGTATCATTAATACCTGGTGACTATTTTACAAAACCATTTAAAGGACAAGATAATCAAACACAAGGAGCACTTAATGTTGTAAACAATTTAACTGGTGGTGCCTTAGGTTCTTTATTAGCAACTAGTGAAAATCCTTCAGTTTTATTTTTAAAAAATACAGGATACGGTCAAAAATCAGTATTATTTAAAAGTATTGAATATAACATCTATAGACCAAACTATGATAAAGGATTAATACTTGGTGTAACAGACGCCATTAATAATCTCTTAGGTGGAAACACAGAGGCCGGTGGTAGTGGTTATTACGTTGGTAGTAGTCAAGCTGAACCGTCATCAATAAATTCACCAGCAAATGAAATACCTGTTGATAGGTTTGGAAATCAACAACCAAGTCCAGTTTATGGTCCAGACACGTTAGGTAAACTTTACGAAGGAAACGAAGATAAAATTAAATTTGGTCTGGGTGGAAAGCCCTATTCAAACCAAGGAGGAATTACAGGACAGTTTACTTGGGTTTCACCAAAATATAAAGACAATTTAGGATTTAAGGTTGCACCTGGTGGTGGCCCAGTACAACCACAAGATAAAGAATTTGACTCAGTTAAAGGAGAATTTAACGCGGATACAGAATCAACTGGTTTTGAATTTAAAGGTGGTTCTATTTTAGATAACACACAAAGATTAATTAATGCCGCCGATAATGCTACAGGAGCAAAAAGATTACAACACGTAGGAAACGCAATTAATCAAGTATCCAAAGTCTTTAATGACGGATACAAAGAAATGACGAAAGGCTCACAAGTAATTGCTTATTATGATAGTGTAACTGATTCGGAAACAATAGGGATTGAAGGTTCGGAAGTCGGAAGAGAATATTGTAGGGTGTTCCAAAAAGATACACCTTATTTAACTTATGCTGACTTACAAAAAACAGACGGTATTACAATTTCTGGTAGAAAATTTGACTATTCAGTATTAGATAATACATATAATTTGAACATTGCACCATTAAGAAATCCTGGATCAACAAACATATTTGACCAAAAAGTTAAAAAATATATGTTTTCTTTGGAAAACCTTGCGTGGAGAACGTCAAGTCAACCAGGTTTTACGTATGATGATTTACCAGTATGCGAAAGAGGACCTAACGGCGGTAGAATTATGTGGTTTCCACCATATGATTTAACATTTAGCGATTCATCAACAGCTAACTGGAATCCAACATCGTTTCTTGGTAGACCAGAACCAATACACACATATAAAAATACAACAAGGACTGGTTCGATATCTTGGAAAATTGTGGTTGACCATCCTGCTATGATGAACACAATTATTAGAAAACAATTAGATAAGTTTTCACCAGATCAAGTTGACTCTATTATGGATTCATTTTTTGCTGGTTGTGTTAAATATGATTTATATGATTTGGCCGCTAAATTTAATACAATTCCAGTTAATCAACTTTATGAATATCAAAAATTATTAGCAGACCCAAGACTTACGGATGAAGAAAAGTATGGTGTGCTAGATGAAATACCAGTAAACCCAGAATCTGTGATAGACGGTAATGGCGGTGATAACACCGCTGTTGCAAAAACAGGAAACGGTGTTAATGTTACAACACCCAATGGAAATAATATTTCAAATACAGCCGCAGCATCAAGTAAAGAAGATGTTATTGTAACAACAGAATTAACAGAATGGGAAGGATACGCGTTTTATTTTGATAATGACTACCCATTTGGGTATGGAAGTTTTGAAACAACAGTACCTAACAATCAAGATTATAAACATTGGTACGATATATATTTAGGAAGAAAAAATGTATATAACTCAACTTCAGCACCTTTAAATGTAAATAGTGGTGGTGCTGTATTCACAAGAGCCGAAGTAATACCATTTTTTGATCAAGTAATTATTGGTAATTTTAAAAAAATTAATGATGAACTTTTACCAAAACTTAAAGAAATAATTATAGATCAAGGTGGTACCGTAGTTTTAGAATTACAAGGATCCGCATCAGCCCCAGCCTCAGTTGGGTATAATGATAACTTATCACAAAGAAGAAATGATTCTGTAAAAAAATGGTTTTTAAAACAAAAACTTGGGAACGATACAATGGCAACATTACAAAGTCAGGGTAAAATTAAATTTAAATATAGCGCAAGTGGTGAACAATATATAATACCACAAACAAATAATGGTGCCGGAAAAGGTGTTAATTGTACTAACAATATTAAAGATGTTAATTTAAATGCTGTTACAAACAATTCTCAATGGTATAGTGTTCCAGCAATGGTATGTCGTAGAGTTGGTATTAATAAAATTACAGTAACAAAACCAACACCAACAACAACTACCACAACAACCGTAACACCAGTAACAACAACTAGCACAACGGCTCAAACACCAGTAACAAAAAGATATAAATGTGTAAATGGTATTTGTATTGAAACTGATGACCCTGCAGCACCTTTTAGTGGTTTAACTGATTGTGAAAATAATTGTGGTGACCCACCAATCGAAGATGTTGTTGTAACACCTGTAACAACAAGACCAATTGACCCGGCAAAAAAATTAAAAGAAGGAATATCAAAGAAAGTACTAAGATTTTTGTTTTCTGAATGTGATTATTTTGATTTAATAAAAGAAGACCAACCAATGGTCCTTGCAAGTATTCAAGATAAGATAAAGTACTTCCATCCGGCTTTCCATTCAACAACACCAGAAGGGTTAAATTCTAGACTAACATTTCTTAATCAATGTGTTAGACCTGGTCAAACAATTCCAGTAATTGGCCCAGATGGTAAACCAAAATATAATGACGCAAAAAATACTTCATTTGGAACACCACCAATATTAGTATTAAGAATTGGTGATTTTTATCACACTAAAATTGTTCCAACAACATTACAAATAACTTATGATCCATTAATATACGACATTAATCCAGAAGGAATTGGTGTTCAACCAATGATTGCCAAAGTTTCATTGAGTTTTGATTTTATTGGTGGACATGGACTAGCAGAACCGGTAGCTCAATTACAAAATGCGTTGTCGTTTAATTTTTATGCTAATACCGAAATATACGACGATAGAGCTGTTGCAACAGACCAAAGTGGAAAAAAGAATGATGAAGACTTTGCTAAAAAATTACTTTCAGTTAAAGAAACACCACCACCACCAATACAAGTAACTAATACTAATGTTCCAGATACTATTAATAACAATGGTGGCTCAACAATTGGTAAAATTTTGAGTACAATATCATTTGATAATGGTGAATATGAAGAAGGTGAAATAGAATATACTGATATCTTTAAAGAACTATCTGATAAAACTAAAAATTATTTTACAACAATTTTTGACCAATTAAAAACAATTAATGATGTAACAAATTATGGTTTTATACAGTATGTTTATAAAAATGTTAAATATTTTTCAGGTGAATTAGCACAGTATGATGATGATGAGCAGTTAACTGAAATTTTTGGAAAACCAACAAAAGTTGAAGATGATGTTGAAAACATTATTAGACAAGCTAGAAATGATGTAAAGGACGATAAAAACCCAATTATTGTAAAAGTTAAAGGAAGTACAAATGGATATCCAGATTCAGCAATTAGACAACTTAAAAACAAATTAATTGATATAGTAACCGAAAGATTAGATGAATTAAATGAAACGCTTATAGGACCACAAAATGAAATAACAAAATATCAAGAAGATTATGTACAAACTTTTAGAAAGTTAGATTTAGTTAATCACAAAATAGATGGTTATAGATTAGATACTGGTAAATTTAAAGTTTATAATTTACAACTACCAACACCATCTAGCGCGACAACAACACCATTTAATTTAATAGCTAAAAACTATCAAACTAATGTAAGTTACATATTACTTGATTATATTGAAAAACTTAAATCCAGCAATGTATTAAATGAAGATGTTATAACAGACGATTATAATTTTAAACCATTATTAAAATCAGACTCACCACTCTTTAAGTTTTCAACAGTAGAGGAAGAAAGATTTTATTTGTGTATGTCAAGTGTTTTTACTGACGACGCAAGATATAAACCATTTGTTGAAAGTTTAATGACCGAATTAGTTAAGAAAAATACTTTAATGGAAAAAGACATAAGAGATACTTGTGAGAAGTTAAAAGTACTTTTTGTTAAAGAAAAAGAAACCGAAATAAAACTTTTAAAAGATTTTGAAGACGGACCTTCTTATCAAACTTTCAAAAACTACGTAATTGAACCATTTGAGACTAAAGTGAAATATTCAACTGAAAAAGATAATAACTATAAAGACAATGAAAAATTATTAAAACAAACTTATTCTGATAATAATATCAATAATGATAATAACTTTAATAATAAAATAACATTTAACTAATATGACACAACAATATTATAACAGATATGCAATGTTTTTACAAAATGGTCAACAAACTGTTGTACCATACGTAAATGCGGCTAGTAAACCATCTGATAAAAAACATATATATAGGTTTGGACAATCAAGATTAGATAAAATATCACAACAACATTATGGTAGTCCATTATTTGGTTGGTTAATAATGCAAGCAAACCCAAGATATACCGGGATGGAAAGTAATATACCAGATGGCGCTGTATTGACTATTCCATATCCGTTACTAACTTCTGTACAGGAATATAAAAGTGCAATAGATAACCATTTCCTATATTATGGAAGATAACTCAGAAAACATATTAGTTGAATTTGATTACCAAAACATATCAGTAATAGACCCAAACAAAGTAATAGATAACGATGGGAATGTTAAAGATAGGTTAATTAGACAGGAAGATTTGGTAATGTATGCCAACCTTGAATGTTCGGTAATACCCAGAACTAAATTAGCCGTTGGTGTTCCAGCAAATGAAGCTGTAAAAACAGTATCCGTTGGAAAAATTAATTTTTTGAATCCTGGGTTTAAACAATTTTTAGATACTAATTGGTCTGACGAATTAACCGGTAAAGGAACAATAGAAGGTAAGGGTGTGAATCAACCAAGAATTACAGTAACTCAAAACCCAAACTTGTCTGACGATTATTATATTAACCAAAGTTTATATTCAAACGGAATTGAAGGTGCTGTTGATAATGGTTTACTTGGTATAACCCAAATAAACATTGATTATGGTTTAGATTTTTTACCAGTAATTAGTATAACATTTGAAGACATTAAAGGTCGGGCATTATTTGAAGCCGGAAACAATTCACCTTATGCCGCATTTTTTCAGTTACCCTATCCTGTTTTTTATTTAACAATAAAAGGTTATTTAGGTAAAGCAATAAGACTTCCATTGATGTTACATTCATTTACAAGTTCTTTTGACCCTTCTTCACATAACTTTAGAATCAACTGTCAGTTTTACACTTATAAATATACAATTATGAGTCAGGTAAGTTGGGCTGCTATGTATGCGGTCCCATCTATGTACCAACTCTCAATAACAAAACCAAAAACAGTAACAACAAACTCAAGTGGAGGAAATTCACAAACCGAAACGGTCACAAGTAGTTTAGGTCTTCAAAAAATGAAGGAACTTTATTCTGAATATAAATCAAAAGGGTTAATCGATGATAATTTTCCGGAAATAACAATATTACAATTAAAAGAAAAACTTGAAAAACTAATAACAACAATTGAAGAAAAATTCAAAAAGAAAAATTTGGATGTTTTAAATAAAGTTGAAGATTATTTAATTAAGTTAGGTGAATACACTAGTGAAATATATTTGTATTCTGGTATTAATTCTTGGAAAGGAAGATGGTTTGACGATGAAAATGTTTTTATAAAAAACAACAAAGAAAAAACAGTTCTTTATAAATACAAACCAGAATTTAGTGATGCTCAACAAAAATCAAAAGCAATCACAGATTTAGATGGTATTATAAAAAAATATAACAATATACTAACATCTAATTCTGCTATAGGTAAAGATATATCAATACCAATTACTATAGGTACATTTTTCCAAAATGTTAATATTGGTGATATTAATATATCTGAAACATACAAAAAAAGAATTGGACAAACTTTTTCTGGTTTATCAACCAGTGAAGAATATATTAAATATAGAAATGACCTTAATAAAGAACTAACCGATTACTCAAATGTCGGACAATATCCTGGTTTAACATATTTTGAAGGACCAAAATCATATGAAGACTTGATTAAAAAAATTCAAGAAAAATATGAAATAAAGAAAAAAGAAATTGAAGAAAATATAACCAAAGAAATCCAAGCAGAATTTTCTAACCCAACAAATGGATTAGGCTTCCAACCAACGATTAGAAATATTTTAGCAGTATTTTTTGCACAAGGCGAAGCTTTTTTACGAATGATGGATGATGTTCATACAAAAGCTTGGGATTTGAGGGATGACGCAAATAGAAAAAAAGCCGTTTTTAACACAAGCCTTACGGTACAAAGTGTTGATTATAAAAATGGTGAATATGATTCACCAATTTATCCTTGGCCACAAATTATAAAATCTTCAGTCGAGGAAGGTAAAGAAAAATATGAATTAGCATACCCTGGTGATGATGAGTTAGCCTTACAATTTAACGCGTATAATCCAGAAATTTGGCCAGAAGTACAATTTGTTGAAGAATTTTTAAGAGGTTACACACAAGTTAGTCCACCAAAATTTGATAACGGACCAACTGGTAATTTCTTAGAAAGACCAAATAGATTTAGTTTTAATGCTGCGGAATTTACAATTGGAAATGATGTTTACCAAAATACTGAAGAAGTAAAATTCTTCTACGAAATTTATGAAAGAATGTTTGTAAATTCTTTTTATTCTAAATTTAATCGAAAAAGTATTAAAGATAATAATATACAACAATATGTTGGTGAGTCAGAAACAACAGACATACTTAAAGCTATAAGTGATGATAACCCATTCATAAGTCAAAAACTAAAAGAGTATAATATAAACGCCTCAATCTATGGAGGATTTTTAAGACACATCTCAAATCAAGGTGAAGGTCAAAGTTGGCAAAACTTTATTCGTGGGATTATTAATACACCATATTTGAAAAACGATACTGACGTTTCATTTTTTATGTATAAAGGTTCTATCCTAGACGAAGACAAGGCACTTCCAAATGTTGGTTTAACAAACGAGCAACCAGTTATAAATTATTTTGGTGGGTCTGTAATAAATGATGATTATGATTTTACAGATTTATACCCATTAACTGATTTAGATTGGTGTAAAGACCATTTAGCAAATGGTAAAGCAATCCAATCAAAGGTAGATGTGTTTAAAACAAGTGATACGTTAGAATATAACAAATCTATCAAACTTGTAAAAAACAAAGAGAACCTTTTACCTATTGTTAACTTTAATTATAAATCTAGTGTTTTTGACCAAACACTTAATTTACAAAATTTAGAAACTTTTTATAAACAAAGAAAAATTAAAGAACAATACACAACCGAAGGAAATGTTGTTTATGAAAACTATGATGGTAAACTTGTTGCAAAACAAACAACATCATTATTTAATACACCGTATTTTGCAAACGCAATCCAAAAAGGTTTATATGAATTTAAATATAGTTTAATAGAAAAATCACCTTATAAGGCTGCGGCTTATCTATTTTTAAATAGTTTACCACTAGCAACATTAAGAGATAAATATAAAACATATAATTCAGATGGTTCTATAATAACAAATAGTTACATTTTACCATCACTAAAAAAATTCGGAGCAATTCACGAAGTACCATACGCTTGGGTTTTAAAGTACGGTGGAATTTGGCATAGATATAAGAAGTTCAAACTTGATGGTGTTGATATTTTAGACGGAATTTGGGATAACACAGATTATGTTGGTAATTATGACCCAGCATTTTCATCGACAACAACACAATATAACTTACAAGTTGATGGCACTAATTACGATATCGTGTTAGATGGTGTTAACACATTAGGACCAAATCAAAAAACAATTATTAATACTGGATTTTATCCTAAATTACTTGATGATTTTCACGTTTTCTTTAAAGGAACAAAATTATTTAGTCAAACATCAAACATTGAAGGAACGTATTATGTTACAGGTAATACCTTGCAGGTCGTTTCATTAAACTTTATTGCTTTAGAACCAGGATTAGTTTTGTCTGGGTCAACTTTAGCTCCAGGAACAACAATAATACAACAATTAACTGGTGCTACTGGAAGTACTGGAACTTATATAATAAGTCCCGTACAAGGTGTTGTGGTTTCACCACCAACAGCCGCACAACCATTTATTGTTACAAATAAACCAATACCTGGTTACCAAAATTCAAGTATACAAAACGCATTAAGTGAAAACTTTAGAATGATTCCAACAACAAGTGCTTTAATTAATAAAGGCCCTGGGATTCTTTCACCTAATAGTTCACTAATTTGCCTTCCTTGGAGTTGTTATACCCTTACACCGGACAAAAAATCGATTTATGTTCTACCATCTTTTGGCTCAAATATTAATCAAGCAAAACAAGAATGTTTTAATAATAATGGTAGTGTGAAGATTGATATAAGTAATAATCCAGCACTTCACAATGGAGCGGTAAGATTATTCTGGAAGGTACCAAACTACGGTTATTTTGATAATTCAAAATTAGCAAAACCACAACCAGACGAATATATAAGAGAAATTTTTACAAATGATGAAGAACAACAAAACTTTGGAATTTTCGGAGACCCAACAAAATACTCAAAGATAAGTGAATTATTTACAACATTTACACCAGAAATATTAGATCAATTTGAAAATCAATTCTTATTGTTTAGTAAGTCTGTTTATGATTTTGAAAGTAATTTACAACCAAGGGAAGATGAAATTACTGTTGAAGAAACATACGAAAATTTCCACGGATTAATGCGAACAATGTTTAAAACAATTAATCCAGAAGGATTAACTGGAAGTGCATTAATTAATGAAATAACGGAAAACCAAAAAAAATCTTTTCAAAAAACAATTGAAACATTTATGGATTACCAAGTCGTATTCAAATACGGTAACCCATCTAATTTTGATAAAAAAATGTTTTACACGTTCTCAACTGATTTTATACAAGACCCATACACATGGGCCGGGTATGTTCAAAACTCACCTGGTTTATTACCAACACAAGGTGGTACAATTACATTAGCACAATCTAAAACACAAAGTCCAGAAACTTGGAAAGCTTTAGAAACTTATGTTGGTTTTTCTGAAATACCAGAATTAGAATATACAGATAATGGTTCATACATTACCGATTTCTTTATTGATATGGATATGGAGTTTACAGAAAGTAATGTAAAATTTTATGCACCAATGATTAAATTATATGCAACACAAAAATTAAAAGACCCAACTTTAACAATGAATAAGTTTTTTGGTCTTATGAATAGCTACATAAGGGATGGTGAAACATATTTAAATCTAATTTTAGATAATACTTTAACGTCAGTTAGAAACAAACTAGGTAGTGTTTCGATTAAACAAAATCAAACTGGTGTAAAATTTAAAGAATATCTTGGTGAAATATCAAGATATGAAATGTGGGACGCTTTTAAAGGTATGAACGATTCCTGGATTGCCGGAGCAGACCTACGAAGTAAAACATTATTTGAAGATGTTTTAATTGTTGATAGAGCAAGTAGAGATGTCGGACAAAAAATATTTGTTGATATTTTCCTACTTAAAGATAGGATAGGTGAATGGATGCACACAAATAATATGTTGGGTATTATTAATACAATATTTTCAGATAATAGATTTACATACTGGATTTTACCAGCATATGCTAATTTTTATAATGTACAAGATGTTTCTAAAAATCCAAACCCAAGACCAGAAGGTACCTTAGAGTTTGCTAAAACATTATTTGGAACACACACAACAGTTGACTATCGTGAAACTGGATCAAAAATAGTCGCAATGTACGCACATGCTACCAGTCAACATTTAGGTATGAATGAAAATGCTGATTATAGATTTAGAGACGATGCTTTTGATATGAGAAGAGCTAGTGATAATCCGTTAATTGAAAACCAAGAAGGAAAAACAAATTGGGATAAATCAAATAAAGTAGTTGGGTTTAATGTGGACTTTGGACCACAAAACCAACAAATATTTAAACAATTGGATATTGGTCAAGATGTTGGAAAACCAACAGCCGAATCTCTTGAAATGTTAAACCAAATGGCGAACCAATCAAGAAACAGAACAAGTGCCTCACAAAGTGTTTCGTTATATAATATATATAGAAATAGAAGTTATAAATGTTCTATTGATATGTTGGGTTGTGCTTTAATACAACCAACAATGTATTTTAACCTTAGAAATATTCCAATGTTTAGTGGACCTTATATGATTACAAATGTAAGTCATAGAATTAGTGAAAATGGTTTTGATACCTCAATTGAAGGTCAAAGACAACCTTTTTATAGTATTCCAGCAATTGACTCGTTATTACAATCATTAAGTACGAGCATTCTTACAACAATCAAAGAAAGAATTAAAGAAGAAGAAGAAACTAAAAAAACAGCTGAAACTAATAATGTAATAAAAGAAACTTCTGATGCAACTAATAAAGTACAAGAAGGGAATGTATTCAAACCAACTGAAGTACAAAATTGTTCAACTACGTTAAATAGTGCGTATGTAAATTATACAACAACAACACCAGTAAAAACAACAATTACAATTGCTGAAGCTTACAATAAAATTACACAAATTGTTAATCAAGTATCACAAAATAAACCACCACAAGAAACAAGTGCTGTAATTAACACTTTATTCTCTTTGATTTATTTTGCTAGTAAAAACGGTGAAAGTCTCTCAAGTTACAATAATAATTTTGCTTTGGTACCATTAAATTCAAACTATGGTAGTTTGGCACCAAAATACTTTAACAATAATTATGTTTGTTTATCAGCTTTAAACACACAATTGTCATATGCAACATTCTCAAGTTTTGAATCACATATTAACTTTTTAGGTGAAAAATATGCAGATAAAATATCAGCATCACAAATACCAAATATAGTACCAAATTCACCAACAAATATACAATCATATATTGTTAGTATTTCAGAATTCATTGTTAATAATTTCCCAACAGAAAAAAATGTTTGGACTTCATTATCTGAACAAATTAAAACAGAATATATAAAAATTGTTTCAAACCCAATTAACTTTGTTTTAAACAATGTTCCTAAACCACAATAACTTTTTTATAAAGTAAGATATTTATAAATAAATAAAAAATATGAACACAAAACTAATATTGGATAATTACTTAGGTAAGAACACAAGAATGTCAGAAAAAGACGCTGGTAATGGATTTAAAGAAGTATGTGATTTAGATACTGGTGATTGTTATACAGTTAGAATGAAAGACGGCCTAATTGAAAGAGTTGATAACACAATGAAACAATTTAAAAAAATTCAGGTTGAAACAAAATCTGGAATAAAAACATTATTAAACGGATAAGATGAGTGTAGACCAAAAAATTCTAGAAGAAATTGCAAGATACAATAGTATCAACAAATACATTATGGAGCAAGTTCCACCCCCTCCCCTAGGAGACGAATTAGGAGCACCACCACCCCCAGGAGGTGAAGCACCAATAGGAGGTGAAGCCCCACCACCGGCAGGAGCTGTACCGCCACCGGCAGGAGCTGTACCGGGAGCACCAGCGCCACCAACAGAAGGTGAACCAGTTGATGTTAAAGCTGATGCTGACGTAGAAGAAATTGGTGCTGATGAAGAAGAAGGTGGAGAAGAAGAAATTGATATTACGGATTTAGTGGATACACAAAAAACAATGTCAGACAAACAAGAAGAATATTTTAATAATCTTTTTTCACAACTTTCAAACCTAGAATCAAAACTTGGTGAAATGGACCAACTTGTTAATAAAATTAATTCACTTGAAACTAAGTTTGACCAATTTAGACCAAAAACACCAGAAGAAAAACTTGAATTAAGAAGTTTAGATTCTGGACCATTTAAACAAAAACTATCTGATTTCTTTGTTGATAAACAAGAAGAAATGAGACAATCAGGTAAAAATGAATATGTATTAACATCTGATGATGTTGAAGAATATTCACCAGAAGAAGTAAAAACTTCTTTTAATGACTATGAAGACGAAGACGAAAATAATATGATGAGATAATTTAAGGTCGTCTTGTACGACTTTAAATTATCTTGTTGACTGCGACACAAATTTTAACTATAATTTCTATTGTAAACTTTTAATAAATAATATATATGGCGACAAACAATGTTTTAGATGCAGTTTTGGCTCAGTATGAGAGCGCGAAACAAAGTGGTTCTTCTTCCACTTCAAAAATGTCACAAGAAGAAAGAATGAAAAAGTATTTTGCTGCAATACTTAAAGACAACGAAAAACAAGGACAAAAGAAAATCCGGATTTTACCAACTCCAGACGGGTCTTCACCTTTTAAAGAAGTTTGGTTTCACGAAATCAATGTTGATGGTAAATGGCAAAAATTCTATGATCCAGGAAAAAACGACAACGAACGTTCACCGTTAAGTGAAGTTTACGATGTCCTTATGTCTACTGGTAAAGAATCAGACAAAGAATTGGCAAAACAATACAAACCACGTAAGTTTTATATTGTTAAAGTTATTGACCGTGATAACGAACAAGATGGCCCTAAATTCTGGAGATTCAAGCACAACTACAAACAAGAAGGAATTTTTGATAAAATCATCCCAATCTACAAAGCAAAAGGTGATGTAGCTGACGCTGATAAAGGTCGAGATTTAATTCTTGAACTAACAAAAGCAAAAACACCTAAAGGTGCGTTCTACACTGTAATTCAGACGGTTATGTATGACGACCCATGTGCTGTTCACGAAGATGAAGATACAATGACCGAATGGGTTAATAATGAACTCACTTGGGAAGATGTTTACTCTAAAAAACCTGCTGAATACCTTGAATCAATTGCCCGTGGTGAAACACCAAGATGGGACTCAGATGCTGGAAAATACATTTATTCTAACAATGAAGAAAGTGAAGTTTCTATGGGTGGTAACAAATCTAAAACTGAAACTAAAGTTGAGGATCCACAAGCAAACGATGAAATTGACGAAGAATTACCATTCTAAATTTTATTAAAAATATGTGGGTATATTGGTATACAATGTACCCACTTTTTCTTATCTTTTTAAAAAAGAATATATGGCAATTAAGAAAAATGACTTTAGTTCGATTAAGAAAAAATTCTCTTCGGACGCAAAATACAAACCACAAAGATACTTTGATTTAGGACCAGCATTTTTGGATGCAGTTGGACTTCCTGGTCCTGCGATGGGACATATTAATATGTTTTTGGGTCACTCTGATACTGGTAAAACAACAGCACTTGTTAAAACAGCAGTTGACGCACAGAAAAAAGAAATACTACCAGCTTTTATTATCACAGAACAAAAATGGTCTTTTGAACACTCAAAACTTATGGGTTTTGAGTGTGAAGAAGTTGTTGATGAAGAAACTGGAGAATTAACTTGGGACGGATTCTTTTTATTCAATAATAATTTTAGTTACATTGAACAAATTACAGACTATATTAATGATTTGTTAGATGCACAAGAAAAAGGTGAACTTGATTATTCACTATGTATTATGTGGGATTCTGTTGGATCTGTTCCTTGTAAAATGACCTATGAAGGTAAAGGTGGTAAACAACATAACGCATCAGTTCTTGCCGATAAAATTGGCATGGGAATTAACCAACGTATTTCTGGGTCAAGAAAAGCAGATTCAAAATTTGAGAATACATTGATTATTGTAAATCAACCTTGGGTTGAATTACCAGACAATCCATTTGGACAACCAAAGATTAAGGCCAAGGGTGGTGAAGCAATTTGGTTAAATTCATCATTGGTATTTTTATATGGAAATCAAAAAGGCGCTGGAACAACAAAGATTACCGCAACAAAAGACAAGAGAACTGTTAAGTTTGCATCAAGAACAAAAGTATCGGTTATGAAAAACCATATCAACGGACTTGGATTTGAAGATGGAAAAATTATTGTTACACCTCATGGATTTTTACCTGGAAAAGACGCAACAGAAGAAAAGAAATCTATTGAAGATTACAAAAAAGATTATGCTGAATATTGGAAAAATATTATTGGTGTAGATGGTGAATTTGATTTAAAAGAAGAAAAAGTTTATGAACAAGAATAAGTTGAAAGTAGTATCATTATTTTCCGGTTATGGAACGCAAGAACTAGCACTTAAATATATTGGGGTTGATTATGAAAACGTTGCAAATTGTGACAATTTCAAACAAGCAAACGAATGTTATGACGTTTTACATACAACAACAAATGGAAATTTAGGTGATATTACAAAAATTGATGAAAATAACTTTCCAGAATGTGATTTATTGACATATTCATTCCCTTGTTTTACTAAAGACACATTAATACTAACAAGTACCGGTTATAAAAATATTGTTGATGTTGAAATTGATGATTTAGTTTTGACACATACTAACACATATAAAAGAGTTACAAACAAATTTGATCAAGGCAAGAAAGAAATTTGGAATGTAACATCACCAATATTTGATGAATTAAAAACAACTGAAAACCATAGGTTCTATGTTGTGTCTAAAATTGATGGAAATAAAAATAATCTAACAGAACCTTATTGGAAAGAATGTAAGGATTTAACAAGTAATGATTATCTTGGTGTTGCGATAAATCAAAATAGTATTATACCAAAGTGGGATGGGATTGATTTTAAATGGGGAGATGGTAGAAAAACCAGACACAAAAATGAATTATCAAAATATATGGATAATAATGATTTTTGGTGGTTGATTGGAAGATATATTGGTGATGGCTGGATGAGACATCAAAGTGGTATCATAATTTGTTGTACTAATAAAAATGATAAAGAACTTATTGATATTAGTGAAAGATTAGAAAGATTAGAATTTAACGCAACTGTTGTTAGAGATGGGTCAACCTATAAAATACATTTACCAAAAAAAGAAATTGGTTTATTTGTTGAACAATTTGGTAAATATGCTCACGGTAAAAGATTAAATAATACTATTTTAGATTTACCGATTAATTTATTAGAATCATTTATTGAAGGGTATTTTTCTGCTGACGGTTATACAATGAAAAATGGTTTAAAAAGATTTACAAGTGTGAGTCGAGAGTTAATATATGGTATCGCACAGTGTGTTAGTAAAGTTTATAAAGTACCATATTCTATCTACAAAACAGAAAGACCATCAACCTACGTTATTGAAAATAGAGTTGTAAACCAAAAAGACACATATCAAGTAACATTTAAAACTGAAGAAATAAAAAGAAATAAAATATTCTATGATAATGGATATGTTTGGTCAAAAATTATTGGTGTTGAAAACACTGAAAAAAATGATTCAGTTTATGATATTGAAGTAGATGAAGATCATTCATTCACTGCAAATGGTTGTATCGCCCATAATTGCCAGGACATTTCAATTTCTGGTGTACAAAGAGGAATTAAAGAAGGAACAAGAAGTGGATTATTATTTGATGTTGAAAGATTATTATCGGCAAATAGACCAAAGTTTCTTTTAATGGAAAACGTAAAAAATCTAATATCAAAAAACCACATAGAAAATTTTCAAAAACATATCTATTTTTTAAGAGGACTTGGTTATAGTTCATTTTGGAGAGTACTTAATGGTGCTGATTTCGGTTGTCCCCAAAATAGAGAAAGAGTTTTTATGATGTCAGTCCTAAATAGTAGTGTTGATGAAGTTAAAGAAAAGATGATGAACGTTGATAATCATAAAAAAACAAGAATCTCTATGAGACCCCATATTGAACAAAATTTTGATGAATCATTAATTGTTAATTGTCAGTTCACACCACACACACCAAAAAAACATACAATTTGTAAATTAGTCGGTAGAAGGGATGATGTTAAATATGATCAAGCTAGAAGAATTTATTCTGTTGATGGTTGTTCACCTTGTTTAACAACAAGTGGGTCTCCGCAAATATTGACAGAAGATGGTAGAGTAAGAACAATTACAGCAAGAGAAGGTTACAGATTTATGGGTGTTAAAGAACAGGATATTGACACACTTCTAACAACATCATTATCAAATACAACACACGTAGCTTTAGCTGGAAACTCAATTTGTGTACCTGTAATGGAAGCAATATTTTCAGAGTTCTTTTCTGATTATATGACTAAAAAAGAACCAGTATTGTCAAACCCACTTAACGAAGAATTTAATGACTAAAACCTTATTGGTTGATGCTAATAATCTATTAAAAATAGGTTTTTATGGGGTTAAAGATTTCTTTAATAAAGGAGAACACGTTGGTGGTATTTGGCATTTCCTTAATACTTTAAGAAAATTTTTAGAGGAAAGTAATTACAATAAAATTGTTGTTTGTTGGGATAGTGAAACAGGTTCTTCACAAAGAAGAATCATCTATCCCAAATACAAACTAAATCGAAAACAAAAAGACGAAGAAGATTTTAAAGAACAATCTTTTTTAAAACAAAAACAAAGAGTAAAACAATACCTTGAGGAAATGTTTGTAAGACAATTGGAGGTAGAACAATCAGAAGCTGATGATTTGATTGCCTATTATTGTCAAATTTCTGAAGATGAGGACAAAACAATATTTTCATCAGATAGAGATCTAACACAATTAATTTCTGAAAAGGTAACCATATATTCACCCCAACAAAAGCGATATTATAAGAATGGTGACGGAATTAAAATATATGAATCCGAAATACCACACTATAATGTTAAAACCTATAAAATATTAACTGGTGATAGTTCAGATAATATTGATGGTATTTTTTATTTGGGTGAAAAAACATTTCTTAAACTGTTTCCTGAAATACTTGATACTGAATTAAAATATACCGATATTTTAACAAAGGCAGAAATGTTACTTTCAGAACAGAAGGGAAATGTTGCTTTACAAAATCTCCTAAGCGGGAAAACCAAAGAGGGAATATTTGGAGAGGAGTTTTTCATAATCAACGAAAAATTAGTGGATCTTGCAAACCCATTAATTTCTCAGGAAGGAAAAGAACTTGTTAGGTTATATTATTCAGAGTCCTTGGATCCAGATGGAAGAGGACATAGAAACCTAATAAGAATGATGATGGAAGACGGGTTCTTCAAATTTCTCCCAAAGGGTGACGACGCTTGGGTAAATTTTTTAAAGCCATTTTTAAAACTATCAAGAAAAGAAAAAACAAATTTTAGAAACAAAACAAAAAAGTAAAAAAATGAAAGATCAAGACGTAACAAAAGTAGAATTTCTTCTTATGTGTAATGATAACATCGTTGTACAAAGATTCTTTAATGTTAAAGGATTTAACAAAAACGCACATAAGTCTGAACAATTCTACGACTACGTTAAATCATTTTGTAATGGATTACAATATGATTTAAAAATGAGATCGGTTGTTTATATGATGGAAAACCAGTATGAAATTATGGAAAATCCAGATGTATTAAACACCTCAATTACCGAAGGACAAGAAAATTTTAACCTTTATATTAAGGTTGAGAATATGACAATTTGTCAGAGGACATTTGACGCAAAAGTATACCCCCCAAAGGTCAGATATACCGTAGACCTACGCCCAAGGCTGAAAAGCATATTATCTGAACTTACTGACATTTTTTCAGGTAGAAAATTTAATTATTTTTACCCACAATTTATTCAAAAGTAATAGTATTTATCATTACTAACAGAAGGAAATTATATGGCGACAAACAAAAATTTTGAATATCTTGGCAACAATTTTCAAATACAATTACTTAACCAAATCATTGTAGACAAAGATTTTTCACACTCAATTATTGAAGTAATCGAAAACAATTACTTTGAAAATAAGTACTTCAAAATCATTATTCAAATGATTAAAGAATACTATATAAAATATGATCACACACCATCATTTGATACATTAGAACAAGTCGCAAAATCCGAATTACAACAAGAAACTGCTGTTAAAGTAGTTCTTGACACAATCAAGAAAATCAAGTCTGCACCTATCGAGGGAGTTGATTTTGTCCAAGAAAAAGCACTTAAATTCTGTAAACAACAAGAATTACAGAAGGTAATGAAAAAAGCTCAGAAAATTATTGACGGAGGTGAGTTTGAAAACTATGACACACTAGAAGAATTAGTAAGAGATGCGTTACTTGTTGGGTCAAAGGACACCTCAATGTTAGATGTCTTCTCAAACCTAGACCAAGTCCTAGATGAAGACTATAGACACCCAATCCCAATGGGAATACCAGGTATTGATAGATTATTGAAAGGAGGACTAGCAAAAGGGGAAATAGGTGTTATTTTAGCACCAACCGGTGTAGGTAAATCAACCATTCTTACAAAGATCTCAAACCACGCATTTAACCTAGGATTTAACGTTCTTCAAGTATTTTTTGAAGACAACCCAAAAGTGATACAGAGAAAACATTTTATTCTCTGGACAAAGATTCACCCTGACGAATTGTCAGAAAAAAAGGAAGAGGTGATGAAAAAAGTAAATGAAATCAAGGAGACGATGCCAAATGAGTTAATCTTAAAGAAACTACCATCTGATACAAAAACTATGTTGCAAATCAAAAATGAAATAAGAAAAATGATTGCAGACGGTATTAAAATAGATATGGTTGTTTTAGACTACATTGACTGTGTTGTTCCGGATAAAAACCTAGGAGATGAATGGAAAAGTGAAGGCTCTGTAATGAGAGGATTTGAAGCTATGTGTCACGAATTAAACCTTGTTGGTTGGACTGCAACACAAGGAAATAGAGCTTCTATTTCATCGGAAGTTGTAACAACAGATCAAATGGGTGGTTCAATTAAGAAAGCACAAGTAGGACACGTTATTATTTCAGTAGCAAAGACATTACAACAAAAAGAAATGAAATTAGCCACAATAGCAATTACCAAGTCTCGTATTGGAGATGATGGTGTGGTGTTTGAAAATTGTAAATTTGACAATGCGATGATTGAAATAGACACAGAATCCACAACCACATTCTTAGGTTTAGAAGAACAAAAAGAAGAAAGACAAAGACAGAGAGTCAAAGAATTGTTGGAAAAAAGACAACAAAAAGAACAAGAAAAACAAAAATCTTAAATAAAATAATTAAATTTGTAAAAAATGAATATTTCACAAAAAATATTGAGCGATATTACGGTGTATATGAAATACGCTAAATTTGTCCCTGAACTAAATAGAAGGGAAACTTGGGAAGAATTGGTGACAAGAAATAAAGAAATGCACCAAAAAAAATACCCAAACATTAAAGACCAGATAGAAGAAGTATATAAAATGGTATACGATAAAAAAATTCTTCCATCTATGAGATCATTACAATTTGGTGGTAAACCAATTGAGATTTCACCAAATAGAGTTTATAACTGTGCTTATTTACCGATAGACCATACAGACGCATTTTCAGAAACAATGTTTTTGTTATTAGGTGGAACTGGAGTAGGATTCTCAGTACAAAGACATCACGTAGATAAACTACCAGAAATTAAAAAACCAAATCCAACAAGAACAAGAAGATACTTAATTGGTGATTCTATTGAAGGATGGGCTGATGCAATTAAAGTATTAATGGAATCATATTTAGGTTACAAAGCATCAACACCAGTATTTGACTTTTCAGATATTAGACAAAAAGGCGCTTTACTTGTAACTTCTGGTGGAAAAGCACCAGGACCTCAACCATTAAAAGATTGTATTCACCACATTACAAAGGTGTTGGAAAACAAAAACGATGGTGATAAATTAACACCAATTGAAACTCACGACATTGTATGTCATATTGCTGATGCAGTATTAGCGGGTGGAATCAGAAGAGCGGCCCTTATTTCATTATTCTCGGCTGATGATGATGAAATGATTTCTTGTAAATCTGGAAATTGGTGGGAATCAAACCCACAAAGAGGTAGAGCAAACAATTCAGCGGTTTTATTAAGACATAAAATAACACAAGAATATTTTATGAGTCTTTGGAAAAGAATTGAGTTATCTGGAGCTGGTGAACCAGGGATTTATTTGTCAAACGATAAAGATTGGGGAACAAATCCTTGTTGTGAAATAGGTCTTAGACCATACCAATTCTGTAATCTATGTGAGGTTAATGCTTCAGATATTGATTCACAAGAAGATTTTGAAAAAAGAGTTAAAGGGGCCGCATTTATCGGAACATTACAAGCTGGATATACAGACTTCCATTATTTGAGAGATGTATGGAAAAGAACAACTGAAAAAGACGCACTTATTGGTGTAGGAATGACAGGTATTGGTTCTGGAGTTGTTTTAGGTTATGATATGAAAGCAGCCGCTGAAGCCGTTAAAGAAGAAAATGAAAGAGTTGCAAATTTAATTGGGATTAATAAAGCTGCCCGTACAACAACCGTTAAACCATCTGGTACCTCATCATTGGTTTTAGGTACATCATCTGGTATTCACGCTTGGCATAATGATTATTATTTAAGAAGAATCCGAGTTGGAAAAAATGAGGCAATATATTCATACCTTGCAATTAATCACCCAGAATTAGTTGAAGATGAGTACTTCCGACCACACGATACTGCGGTAATCACCATACCACAAAAGGCACCAGAAGGGGCTATTATAAGACACGAGTCTGTATTCCAAATGTTGGAAAGGGTTAAAAAAGTTTCACAAGAGTGGATTAAACCAGGACATAGAAACGGACAAAACTCTCACAACGTATCTGCAACAGTTTCAATTAAAGAAGATGAATGGGATTTAGTTGGTGAATGGATGTGGAACAATAGAGATTTCTATAATGGATTATCGGTACTGCCCTTCAACGGAGGTACTTATACCCAGGCACCTTTTACCGATTGTTCTAAAGAAGAGTATGAAAAATTAGTTAGATCATTAACCAATATTGACTTAACTAAAGTAATTGAATTACAAGATAATACAGATCTTCGTGGTGAGGCCGCGTGTTCTGGAGGCCAATGTGAGATTATATAATTAAATTTTAGTATTAGAATGGTGATAAATTAAACTTTACTCACCATTCTAATATTTATTATGTATGGGACGTAAAGGTATTAGTAAATATGACAATTTTTTTCAGTTAGGACAAAAATATGGAAAATGGTTGGTTATTGGAGAAAAACTACAAATAGATAGAGAAGCTAAAATTTTATGTAGATGTTTAGAATGTAACAAAACAGAAAAATATGTTTCAGCATATCAGATAGTCACGGGTGTTTCTAAAAGATGTTCTGTTTGTGGGTATTCATTGAAAGAAGAAAATAACCCAGCTTGGAAGGGATGTGGTAAAGTACCAGGAGAAAAACTCTCAAAAATAATGAGAGGTGCGAGATTAAGAAACATAAATTTTAATCTTACAATAGAATACATTTCTGAACTTTATAATAAACAAAATGGTTTTTGTTACTATACAAATTTACCAATATCCTTCAAAGACAAAACCGCATCATTAGAAAGAATTGATAGTAAAATTGGTTATGAAGAATCTAATGTTGTTTGGGTTCATAAAAATGTTAACATTATGAAGAGGGACTTATCTTACGAAGAATTTTATAATGTATGTAAATTAGTTGTTGAAAATAAAAAAGAAAATATTTAAAATTATGAAAGCAAGTTGGGGAAATAATGTAACACTAACATATCAAGTATTGTTAGCGTTTTATAACCAAAGAAAAACTAACTAAAATGACAGTAAACGCATCAAAAGATTGGGTACAACAGTTATATGTTCAGGAGACAAATAAAAAATCTCCTGAACCTGACTTTTATAAAGATGATTCTGGAAATATTGTTATGACAGAATCTTTCCATATGAGACGAGGTAAATGTTGTGGGTCTGGTTGTTTACATTGTTGTTATTGGCCACCACATATTAAAGGTAATGATAAATTAAAAAAATAGTTAATATTTAACATTTGTGTTATGGTTTATATTTATATAAAAAATATATAAACCATAACATTTTAATAATGCACTTTAATACTAAAAATTTAATTGGTCTTTCTTTTAATAAATTAACACCAATAAAAGTTGTTGAAAAACCAGAACATAATACCAGTAAACGAAGAGGAACATTTTGGTTATGTCTATGTGAATGTGGAAACGAAAAAATTGTAATATCAACAGATTTAACACGAGGAGAAACTAAATCATGTGGATGTGGTAATAAATTTGAAAATTCACACAAATATAAAGGTGTTGGTAAATTAGCACAATCTAAATTTTCACATATTGAATGGGGGGCAAAAAAAGAGGTTTAGAATTTTCAATAACTAAAGAATACGCTTGGGAATTGTATGAAAAACAAAATGGTAAATGTTTCTACACTCAATTACCAATTGATTTAAATACGAGGAATAATAGTATGACAGCGTCTATTGATCGGATAAATTCTAATGAAGGATATATTGAAGGTAATATTGTTTGGGCACATAAAGACGTTAATATTATGAAAAATGTTTTTTCTAATGAATATTTTTTAATGTTATGTAAAAAAATAGTTGAAAATCACGGATAGAACCAAAAAGGTAATACAAACTTAAAAGAATCACTAAGAAATTAGTGATTTTTTTTTATCATCATATTTATAAAATAAAAGTATTATGAAAATCAAAATAACCGAAAGTCAATTAAAAAGAATAATTGAAAGATATACAGATAATAGTACATTAAATGAAGCTTGGTATGACGACGCTTTAGATTTTGTTAAATCTTCATATGAAACAGTTAAAGGTAAAACAAAAGAAGTTTTTAAAGACCTAACGGGTGTTGATTTTGATAAAAAAGATAATATTAAGATTGATGAAGTACCAACAAATAAGGAAATTAAAAATAAAATCGAAGATATTAAAAAAGACGTAAAAATCGGTAAAGATAAAGAAGAAAAAGATACTGAAGAAAAAAAAGACGAAAAGAAAACAAAAACGGAAAGTGGTGGTACTACTGTAGTTATTGGTGGTATAAGTTATGCAACAGCTAATTGGATGAAATCACAATGGGAAAATGCCGGATTATCAACAAAAAATGTTGAATTTATAAACTACAATGAAGGCTCAAAATTAGAAAAACTTAAAGATACTAAAAACGTAACAAAAATTATGGGATTTTCAGCTGGAGGAAGATTGGTCTGGAAAGAAATAGATAACAACCCAAAAGACTATGATTTTATTGGTCTTATTGATCCATCTTCATCAAAAGCGTACACAAAGTTACCGTCAAATGTTAAATCTTTATCAAATAGTGGTAATTGGGGTGGTTATCCTTCGATTAAATCAGTACTTGCTGCAATGGAAAAAAATGGTACATTAACAAAAACCAGTAAAGCACACAGAGACATACCACTAGAATTTTTTAAAAAACACGAAGATAAATTGGATTAATATAATTTATAAGTAACAAACTTAATTATTTATTCAAAATTACTATAATGTATATTTATGTTATATGGCATACGGAACAACATATGGTTTAGCTTTTCCTTTTGAACAATCATCACTTGGTAAGTATCTTGGCGTTACACAAGTTGCTGACGACGAAATAAGAAGTAATTTAATTCATCTTTTATTAACCAGAAAGGGTACCAGATATTTTTTACCAGATTTCGGAACAAGATTATATGAATTTATTTTTGAACCATTAGATAGTCCTACTTTTTCTGATGTTGAATCTGAAATTAGAGAAAGTGTTGGAAGATATATGCCAGGAGTACTGGTCACAAATATTGAAATAAAAGAAGCAACTGCTGATTTAGAGGACCCAGGAGCAACATATATTAACTCCGAAGGTCAAAGAGAATTTCGTGTGCCTGGATTATCACAAAAAGAATATACGGCAAGAGTAAAAATTGATTATAAAATTACAAATAGTGCTTTTGAATCAAGTGATTTTGTAATACTTAATATTTAAAAAAAATGGCAGAAAAGAAAATATCGTACACAACAAGGGACTTTCAAGGAATAAGAACCGAACTTATTAATTTTACTAGACAGTATTATCCAGACCTTGTACAAAACTTTAACGATGCCGGTATTTTTTCGGTATTTTTGGATTTAAACGCGGCGGTTACAGACAATCTACAATTCCATATTGATAGAAGTATTCAAGAAACTGTTTTACAATATGCCCAACAAAGATCTTCAGTTTTTAATATCGCAAGAACTTATGGGTTAAAAATTCCAGGACAAAGACCTTCTGTTTCTTTAGTTGACTTTTCAATCACAGTACCAGCTTTTGGGGACAAAGAAAATTTAAGTTATTGTGGCATATTAAGAAGAGGTGCTCAAGTTCTTGGTGCTGGACAACCATTTGAAACTGTTTATGATATTGATTTTTCATCAGCAGTAAACGCCGAAGGATCACCAAATAGATTAAAGATACCTAATTTTGATTCAAACGGAAAAATAATAAACTATACAATCATTAAACGTGAAGTTGTTGTTAATGGTGTTACAAAGGTATTTAAAAAAGTTGTTACACCCAATGATGTTAGACCTTTTTATGAATTATTCTTACCAGAAAAAAATGTATTAGGTATAACAAGTGTACTAATAAAAGAAGGAACACAATATGTAACAATACCACCTACTCAAGAATTTCTCGGTCAAAACAATAGATGGTATGAAGTTCAAGCCTTAATGGAAGATAGAGTTTTTATTGAAGACCCAACAAAAACATCTGATAGTCCAGGTATTAAGGTTGGAAAATATGTTACAACAACAGATAAGTTTATAACTGAATATACGCCAGAAGGATTCTTTAAAATGACTTTTGGTGGTGGTAATACCTCAGCTGAAGACCAGTTAAGAGAATTTGCAAGAGATGGTCTTTCGTTCGACCTTTCAAAATATACAAACAACCTAACATTAGGTAGTGCATTAAAACCTAATACAACAATGTTCATACAATATAGAGTTGGTGGTGGTAGTAATACAAATTTAGGTATAAATGTAATAAGTCAAATTGGAACTGTTAATTTTGCAGTTAATGGTCCATCAGACAATGTTAATAGAAGTGTTATTAATTCTTTACGATGTAATAACGTTACAGCAGCAATTGGTGGTGCTGATAACCCGTCAACTGAAGAAGTTAGACAAATGGTTTCATTTAACTTTTCAGCACAAAATAGAGCGGTTACAATCAATGACTACGAATCAATAATTAGAACAATGCCATCACAATTTGGAGCACCCGCTAAAGTTACAATTACAGAAGAAAATAATAAAATTAAGATTAAATTATTATCTTATGACAGTGATGGAAAATTAACTGAAATAACATCGAATACACTAAAACAGAATATTGCTAATTACTTATCAAATTACAGAATGATTAACGATTATATTTCTGTTGAAAGTGCTAATGTTATTGATTTAAGTACAAATGTTGATGTTGTTTTAGATGCAAGCCAAAATCAAGGAACAATCGTTACACAAATTATAGACATAATAACACAATATTTTTCACCGGCTAATAGACAAATGGGTGAAAATGTATATATTTCTGAAATTAGAAAACGAATCCAAAATTTAGATGGTGTTATTAGTATATCTGATGTACAATTCTTTAATAAAGTTGGTGGTCAGTACTCGTCATCACAAACATCACAAAGATATGTTGATCCAGCAACAAGACAAATAGAATTAATTGCCGATACAATATTTGCAGAACCAACCCAAATGTACCAAATTAGGTTCCCAAATAAGGATATTAATGTAAGAGTTCTTAACTTTAAGGGTATTAACTTTTCTTGATAATTTATTTATATTGTAAATAATGAATCAAAAAAAAAACAAACTTTTCATAATATCAATATTTTTATATTGTAAATAATGAATCAAAAAAAAACGATGAAAAAAATAGTTAGATTAACAGAATCAGATTTAACAAGAATTGTTAAAAGAGTAATTAAAGAAAGTAACCTTAGACCATATAATGATGAAGATAGGGCCGAAGACGAAAGGATTGGAGAAATGATTGACGAATTTCAAGATTCATTTTATGATGTTTTTGATTTTGACTATAATGAGGCATTTCCAGAATTTAATAAAGAATCATTTAGATTTAACGATAAATTAAATGATTTTATTGTTGATATGGTAGATGAAGACCCAGAACATGCTGTTAGAATGTTACGTAAAGAACCTTGGTTTAGACCATATGTAAAATATCTTAGATAATATATTAAATAAAATTAAAATTAAACCCCAATTACAAGTTGGGGTTTTTTCTTTCTTTTACTTTTTTTATAAAAGGATTATTTTTTGAAAATAGGAAATAAACTATTTATCAAAAAAGAAGAAATTTAATGCCAAAATCATATAGAATAAGAACCCAGGTTGGGGTCGACAAATCAGTTAAAATTAATCTGGACCAAGATTTTGACCAAATCAACATACTTTCTCTTAAAATATTACAGAGTGAGGTTTATAGCAGACAATGTTCTGACTATGGCGTTATTGTTGGTCGTGTATTTGTTAATGGTGGTTTTGGATTACCAAATGCAAGGGTTTCTATTTTTATACCGTTACAACCAGAAGATGAAAATAACCCAGTAATAACTGAACTATACCCTTACCAAAGTTTATCTGATGTAAGTGACGACGGTTATAGATATAATCTATTACCTAAACTACCTTCATATGAAGGTCACGCAGCAACTGGAACTTTTCCAACAAAAGAAGAAGTTTTATTAGACCAATCTTATATTGAGGTATACGACAAATATTATAAGTTCACAACTAAAACAAATGAAAGTGGTGATTATATGATTTTTGGGATTCCTTTAGGAACCCAGACTGTATTTTTGGACGTTGATTTGTCGGACATTGGTTGTTTTTCACTAACACCACAAGACTTAATCCAGAATGGAATTGCCACAGAAAATCAAGTTGATGGAAATACATTTAAGTCTTCTACAAATTTAAATGAACTTCCACAGATAAAAACATTAAATAAAATTATTGATATTTCACCATTATGGGGTGATACAGACGTTTGCCAATTAGGTATTACAAGAGTTGATTTTGATTTAAGTGAAGCAAATATAAGTATTGAACCAAAAGCAGTCTTTCTTGGTTCTATAATATCAACAACTGATGACGATGCGTTAAGAGTAAGTTGTAAACCAAAAAATAATACTGGAAATCTTTGTGAGTTAATTGCAGGTCCAGGACAAATATTATCGATTAGACAAACAATTAATGTTGACCAGTTAGGACTTCCAATACTTGAAGAATTTAAATTACCAAATAATGGAAAAGTAATAGATGGTGATGGTTCATATTTGGTTAATTTACCTATGAATATAGAATATGTTTATACAAATGAATTTGGTGAGTCTGCAATTTCAAACGACCCAAAAGTTGGTATTCCAACAAAAGCAAGATATAGGTTTAAATTTAAGTGGGAAAACGAAGGTGGACTACAAAACGAGTTTCAAAGAGCAAATTTCTTTGTTCCAAATGTAAAAGAACACGGATGGACAACATCAACATATAGTAATGATCCACTTAAAACTGGCACAGTACAGTTACTTACTGGAACAATACAACCAGGACAAGGTACTAGTGTTATATTTGGTCCACTTGGAAATAGTGGTTTAGTTTTTAAAGAAATTGTAAATGTATCAAGTTATTCTGTTGAAGTAGGACCAAGTATTGGTGGACCTTGGACACCATACTATGGTGACACCCAAGTGATATCAACACAAACACCAAATGATTTTATAAATGTAACTTTGGTTCCAGAGGACCCAAACCAACCATCAAACATTGTTTACAAGTTTTTTAATCAAGACTATTTTGATTTATTAAAATCATATTCATTTAGTTTAGATTGGGACGACTACGCAGATTCACAAGCAGCAATAAATTGTGAAGATACTTTTTATGAATTTCACTATAATAAAGTATATACAACAGCAATGTTTCTTGATCGTTATAAAAGAGGTCTTGGAAGAGGAAAACATTTAGGTATAAAAGAAATTGATAGTAGAACTTGTAAATCGGAGACAAATACGTTTCCAGTAAATGATGTTATAAGAAATTTTGATTTCTTATTTTTTGTTTTTAATTTATTTTTATCAATACTTGCACCTCTTGTTTTTATACCATTATTGTTTATCGCACATTTAATTGCGTTTATATGGCCAGTGCTTAAATTCTTGTTAGTATTTTTGGGGCTTTACATAACATATCTTGGTATTGATTCGGCAATTGATTTATATTACTACATAGCGTCAATAGGTGATGCAAACTTAGGTGGTCCAGTAATTTCTGTAGCAACAATTCTACAAATTATAAAACAAGGTTTGAAAGTCATATTTATGGTTGCCGCAGGTATTGCTTTTACTGCTTTTACACTAAAATATTTGATAAATATTGATAACTTCCCAAGACTTGGCTTACCAATGTTATCATATCCCGATTGTTCATCTTGTGACTGTGAATGTGGTAATGCTGATTTTTCAGAAGCAAATAATATAACTGAGTCTAGTGTTAACCAAGGAATATCTGACGCCCAATCACAAGTTGATAGTACTAATTTACCACAAGGAATACCAATAACCGCAATAACTGATAATTCTTTTATTGCACCAATAAACTTACCTTCAGCTTTTCCAACATTATCACACCCAAATGTAAGTCAAGCAGAACCACAAAACGAACCAACTGGCGGGCTTTATTATTATAATGGTCTTAGTTGTACAGTCCCACCATTTAATTGTAATTCATCGTTAGCTTGGAATATACCCTTTTGTGGCCACAAATCCTTAAGTTATTCAATCGGAGAACAATGGATAGACACAAATGTTATTATTGCCGCAACTCTTGGGTATCAAAGATTATTAAGCGGTAGTGAATCACTTGATGTTGGAAATGATTATTATGGTGTTCCAGATAAAACATTTCTACATGCACCAAATCATTTCTTATTATCAGCACAAGAATATAGTGGCAACGCTTGGAGATTTTTTGCAAAACCATATACAGAAACATATTCACAAAAATTAAATGAATTTAATTTAAGACAAAAGTATTTTGACGGTGTAAACCAAATTGAAGCTACCTTTAACACAACAAGCACAAACAATCAAAATACAAAACATAATGACCAAGTATTGGTAATACTAGCAAAAGCTGGAACTGCAAGTCAAATCGGCAATGGTAAATTATTTACATTCCAAGACGGAGTAATTTCATTATGTAATCCAAATTTAAGTGGTGCTACTTTTCACGATGGTAATAATTTTGGTGAAAATCAATTTGGAAATAATGCCGTTACCGGTTTTACATCAACTGGTATTAGTATTACAAATTTAAGTTATGCAAACCCAACAACACCAACCAACTCCCAATCAGTACAATATGAACTATTCTATTCTGGTGAAAGTGAAAATTATTTACAGTACAACATAGATTTAGAATACTTCCAGTTAATTTCCGGATATACGTACAACCAATTTAATTCACTTGCAAATTTCACAAACGCAAATTACTTCCCAAGTAAATATCTAAAACACGATGCTGTTTTTGTTTATCAAAACGGTAATTGTAATTTAACACAAGCACCACCACCAGCAAATAATTACCAATATTCTACTTTTAACAACATTGTTGAAGATATTTCCCAATTTGGTAATTTAGAAGTTTTAATCATTACCAGAGGTGTTGACCCACATTCACCAAAACAAAAAAATAAATACGATTTATCTAGAATTTTTGGTAAGTCTTTTGGTCAAGGACCAATTGTTGAGGGTGAATATTATTTGAATATACCAATACAAGCTACAGGTGTAAAACCAACAACACATATTGTTTCACAAAACGATTCAGCTCCAGATTTATTTTTTGAACCATATAATTTTAGAATTGGTGAAACTTATATTGTAAGTGGTGTTACTTGTAACGAATTTACTGGTTTCACATCAACTTTACCTTTTTATTATTTATGTCCAGATGAATCAATTGCAAGTGGATACAAACCATCATCACTACTGACTTTCCAAACAATATCTTTGTTAAGTCCAAACCAAGATGTAATACTAAGCAATTCAACCGGGAGAGCATTGGTTTTACCAACAATATTTGACGCAACAAATACACCAAATCACGTAACTTTATTACAATCTACTTTAAATTATTATTTTGCTGGTGGTTCTTTTACGGCATCTAATTCATCTGCCGGTTGGATATATCAAGCTATGACTCAAACTTTTCCTAATAATAACGACCAATATTCTGTAGGACTTACAAAATATGCAGTATATTCACCTGCTTACTATAAGTACAATCCGGCACCAATAGTATTTACAGTTGACCAAACACCTGGACAACCACAATATCTTGTTATGAGAAGTGATAGATTACCTACATCAACAAGAACCCAAGAAAATTACGGGGAAACAAGTTATGCTTTACATCAAAATAGCAATTTTCAATATTTCGGTGCACAAGGACAATCTTCACCAACAATATCTTTTGCTCCAGACCCTTCAGCTGGTCAAGCTGTTTATGATGAATCAGAATTTGTACAAGGTTTAACATCAACATTAAGTTGTGAAAATATGAAACCTTTAGAATGTTACCAAGGTAGCGGAACTAACATAAGTATTAACCCTAATTGTGATATACCAGATAATAGAATGGTTAGAGGCTGTTATTGTTTATTAAATAAAACTTTTTTACTTGAATTTCCAGCTGACGGTAGGTTACTTCTTGAGTGGAAAACAAGATTTACATTGAATTTTGCCGCTTGTAGAGGTGTATTTTCTCAAACATTTCAGAATAACTGGGTTAATGGTGTTTTATATATGTTTACATTTAATAAGGCAACCAAATTTAATTTAGCACAACCTGATGAACCACAATATAAGTACTGTCAAGACACTATAGTTTATAACGAATTAACTAATGGTTTTTATTATAGATCTTCACCTTGGAATGGTAATAATTTTATCGGCGTTGAATCACCACCAGCAAGTCAGTTTTGGCCACCACAATTAATAAATGATTTCCCAGGTTTAGGGTATAACGCAAAAAGAATCCAATTTCCAACAACAGTAATGGATATGGGACCTAGAGATAAGTTTATAAGTCAAATATGTAATGATTCAGATTTTAACGGATATCTTGTTGACCAAGTAAAATCAACGTCTTACCAAGATAATTCTGATTTATTACAAATGGGTTTCATCTCAAGACTACTTAATGCCTCAGTTTGGGACCAAATTATACCAGTCGGAAGTCCAAGTGGTGGATCATCAGAAGGTAAAGGGATTGTTCAGTTTTTTAATAGCTCAAGACAAGCAGAAAGAATTGACGGTGACATTGCACAAGCGTTATCAATAAATTCTGAATGGAGAGTTAGTCCATACATTGAAGAAAATTACCCTAATAATTTCTTATACATTGGTTCAGACGCAACATCAGACGCAAAACCAGTATTTGGTATTTTCTTTTCATCATCTACTGAAGATTATAGTTATAGAAGAAAATTATCACCTGGTATTGAAGCTTTAAGTTATAAGTGTGGTGGTGTATTTAGTTATTATGGTTATCCTCACGACCAAAATGTACCACATTATTTATGGAGGATAACAGGACCAACAAATAGTATTTTTGGGACAGAAGATAATAACTGGAATACACAGGTTTTATCAAATGGTGGGTTCTTTAGTAAAACTTATCAAGATTTAGATTTTAATACAGATCCATATTTTAGAAAATCAAATAATTTAGAAAATTTTGGATTTATAACAAACTTTGATTCTAATGATAATCCGGAAATTTTACCAAATGGCGTTGTAAATGGATTACCAAATCAAAGTGTTATTGTTGGAGCGCCATACCATTTCTATTTCGGACTTTCAAATGGAAATACGGCAATTGATAAATTCATAAAAGTTTATATCAACACCGAAGGATAATGCCAATAGATAACTCAACTGTAATAGTACAAAGTAACAAAAGATACCAGGGTGCGCCAGTACTTGATGGTCAACAAAAAATTGTTCTTGAGCAAACATCACACGAACAAGTTGAATATGAAAGATATATAGACGTTAACCTTGAAGAAACTTTTGTTAATGAAAGAGAAGCGTCTAATGTTTTTAGACCAAGCACAAAATATAATCTAATAATAAAAAACAAATATTCTGGAAGTACCGTTTACCAACCATATGTTGATTATTTAGCATACACAAAAGTAACTGAAACAACTGAAAAGATTGCTTGTGGTTTAACACCTATTGAATGGTATGGTTTTCCACAATATTCTGAATTTGATTTTATAAGAACTGATAATAACCAAGTTGGTTACACATCAGGTGTTAATAACCATCAAATTTTTATAAACAAAAGTGCGTCAACCTATAATTGGACACACTATATGACTTACCCATATTCAAACGACTATACAAAAACATTATATGTTCACGACCCACAAACAATTGCAACTTGGACTTTCCAAGCTCAAGACGGCATACCTTATTTAATCACATCAAGAATTAATAATTTAATTACGTTTAGATGTCCAATGAAACACGGATTAAGTACAAGACAATATGTCCAACTACCATTCAGTTATAATGGAACAGACTTATTTGAAGTTGATTCTGTTGGTGATGGTGGTTCTGGTAGTGAAGAATATATTTTTAACATATTTGATATTGGTTATTTAACAACAAATTTTAATCCAGGAAACACTGGTAATTTAAAGAAAGTTTTGGATCCAGTAAATTCTGCCGAAACAATGTCGAAATATTATGTTAAGGTTAATAAGATTTTGACTGAAGTTGGTGATGCAATTTTAACAAAATCTGGATTTGAAGAAAACATTTTTAATTTAAAAACACAATTTGAAAAAGTTTTATCTGGAGGAACACCACTTCAAATTCTAACACCACCAACTTGTCCAAGAACATCAATAGTTGAAGGTTCACAATGTTATACACTATCATTTAATCGAGACATTGATATTAGTAAAATACGAGATAATCAAAATAGACCAATAAACGAACTGTACTTTACAAGTGTTTGGAAAGGATATTGGGGTTGGACAAATAAATTAAGAGAAGGATATGAATTTAATATGCCTTTACAGAATAATGCACCGTCCATTTATTGGGATTTAAATAATGGTCTATCAAATACTAATATTGCAAATATTTCATATACAACTATTGCAGGTTCTGGACCTTTTTACTATAATAGTGATTTAAAAAAAGATGATTTATTATATGGTGATTTTTGTGAGTGGAATGACTTTACACAAGAAGAAAGGATTGTTTCACGTAAAGTTCATAAATTTACATTTAATCAAAATTGGTTTACACAATATGATTTATTTTCATTAACTAACCAACTTGGTTATTACTATTACCCACACAATCCAGTAACAATTAGAGTTTTTTCTGAATATGTTGAAGAAGGTGATGTAAATGTTGTGACAGGAATACCAGATTGGGCATTTTATTCAAATAGTTCAAATGGTTTTAGATGGAGAGATATATATCCTTATGGTTATGTAGATTCTTCTGGATTAGGTGTTGATTATCCATTCACAAATGGAAAACATTATCCTTTTAATACAACAATTTTTAGATTATTCTATGAAGGTATAGGTCAACCAGATATAACACAAATACAAGAACCAACCGAAGATGAGTGTGAATAAATATAAAATAGTGAAATCAGCAATTGGTAAACAAATAGATTTACCAATCGAAATGAAATGGGATTTTTCAGAAAGAGACCAAGCCATTGATACCTACCAAGGTGAAGTACTTGATGAACTTATTGGATTACCAAATGACTTTGAACTTTCAAGATTTTCACATAGTCAGTATGTTGCAACAAATAATGTGGACATACTAACAAAAATAAATTACGAATTTTATTTCTTTGATACTGGAGATACAATAAACAACTCAACATCTTGGCACAACAGTTATCTATATGAAGATTTTACAAAACAAGATGTTTATTACTTTTCAAAACCTTTTACGAAGTCATTTTTTAAATTAGATTTTTATGATACACCAAATGAATCTAACCAAAAAAACTATTTTTCTATAATACTACCAGTACAACAAGGTGATTTTGAAACAGTAACAATTTCAACTTTTTTACAGAACGTACAAATTAGAAAACCAAAAATGGGATTAGATTTTGTTGGGGATAAAGAAGGATTTTTCATTTATTGGTTACGTGAGAATTTTTATATAAACATAAATGAATTTTATATGTCTGCTAAATTTTTTAATGCAAGACGAGGGATTTTTGTTAATATGATGAATCGACCCCAATCAATATTTTCAGCATCAGGTAATTATTATACATTTAATAAAGCAAATTATTTTTACTATAAAGTTAGTTTAAATTACCCGTCAAAAACATATGAGGTTTATGATACAATAACTGGACTTAGAGTTGGAACAGATGTTTCATCGATAAATTGGTATGAATATTTAAACCCATAATATGGAAGAGCAAAAGTATTATTTTAAAATTTCTAGAGAAAACATATTGGGTGATATTGCTCAAGTACCTTACACTGGTGAAACCGATATTACGGTTTCAATAGATCCTTGTTGTCCTATAACATCAACAACAGTAAATACCTTGACTGGAACGACTGGTTATTATTTACCAATGGACTACTTATTGTCTGCAGGACCAAATAATCAGTCATTACTTACTTGTTTAACAGTACCACTTCTTTTCACACAAACAGCAATAGATATTGGATATTACACACCTTTTGATGGTGCCGTATTACAAAAAGATGTTATTATTAATTTTTTATGGTCAGCAGATACAAGCTCACCTTATACTGTAACTTTTTTTAATACTTCAGAGAAAGAACTTAAAAAATTCTTAACACTAAGTAAATACACATTAGATTGGGGTGATAATTCACCTTTAATAACATTAACAAGTAGTTTACCAATAACGCATACTTATGTTAATTCACCACAAGATTATGTTATTAAATTGAAGTCTGAATCACCTTGGGGTATGTCTAACGTAGAAAAACCAATTAAATTACCATATACTGGTTTAACAATCGATAATCCACAAGGTACGGCATATTTTACACCAGCAGGTTGTACTTGGACTGGAACACCAGTTAGTTATGAGTACATATTTACTGGTGACTCAAATACAAACATTCTTGATTATAATAGTAGTAATTACACCACAGTTCCTTTTTTAATTACTGGTTTTACACAAAGTAGTGTAAACGATCTTGCGGTTTATGGCCCAAAATTTAATTTATTTGGTGGAAAATTTAAACTTAATATACCAATAACTGGAAACTCTGGGACACAGGGTGTTTATTTAGGTCCAGACCCAACAAATAGTTATACGGCATATACAATAGACAATATTTTATATTGGGATTTATCCGATGGTACTACAATTTATTTTATTTCTTCTTATGGTATAGATGTAGATTTATTCACATTATCAGCAATAACAAAAAACGAGGCATTACTCAATGTTATTGATGAACCAGCGATTGAATCGGAGTTATTTATAGAACGCGGTAAGGTTTCGGGACTAGAAACAATGCAGAGACTTGGTGAAATAGATAACTTGGGAGATATAACCAAGTATGGTTATGGATTTTTTAGAGTCAAAAAATTCTAAAAGGTCGTATTTATTAAAAGATAAACATTATAAATAATTAAAAGTGGCAACAGGAAATTACGGAACCATAAGACCAGCAGATGTTAGTCCAGAAGATGTTGAAATTATACTAAATTACACACCTTCAAGAGACGACACTGATAATTTTTTACTTACAAAATTAGATGCTAGGGCGGTTCTAAAACCATATTTTCATAATATTAATACTGGTGGAAACGCTAATGTAGAGATTTTGGGCGGGCTTTACAATCTTAAATTACCTGCTGACCAATTTAATAAATTAGGTATATATACACTCTATATAAGACCAGCGGAAATCAGAACAAAAATAACAGATTGTGGCGTACTATCATCATTACCAAACGTTCAAGGAATTGTTATTGATATTAATAACGTACCAAGTACATTTAGAAATAAATTTGTTAATCAAGGTTTAATTGGTTTTAGAGTTGAATATTTGAATGATAACGGAACAAAAATTCCTAACTTTTTTAGACTTATAACATCTTCGTTTTATTGTGAACCAGTTTATGTTAACCTAACAAATACATCACAAAAAGCTGTAAGATATAGATACGTTGAGGGTGTTACAAATTTACTTTTTTGTACTCTTTCACCATCATCGTCACCAACAAACAAACCAAACGCTATTCCATTTATTGGTCAACCAAACCAAAATATACTAATAACAAATACATTTTTTAATCCAATAACAACTGAAATTGAAATTGTTGAACACGATGTCTCAACACTTGCAATTGCCCTTTATGGTAATCAAACCAAATCTATTGATGATGGTGTTTATACAATATACGATAGTCAAAATAACATTTATAAACAATACAATCTATATGAAATTCGTGACCAATTTAATGAATTATTATTTGAAGTTAGACAAGATAGAGGAACAAATATAGACTTTAGTAAAGCATTCAATAACATAACAGGATAATGGCAATAAATAAGTTTACATGCCCACCACAAGCATCCGGTCAAGGATCCTTTTCTGACAATCTAGTTGGTTTACAATTAGTTGACGGTGGTGGACTTACCCAAGCAAATTTTGCCTTCACAACTAATATTACAGAAAAACAAGATAGGAATTTTGAGATTGGTTCGTTCTCAGACCCAATTTCACTTGACACTATGAATATATCTAATGTCGAAGAATCAAAAATGATTATTGCAAATAATTTCCAGGTATATCCAAATTACGATTTATCCCAAGTTACAAACTTTACATTATATGGTTCTTTGGTTCTAAGATTTTCAGCTTCGATTAAAAAGATAATTAATTTTTTTCCAGCAGCTCTTGAAGTTACAAACCCAAGAATAAATTACTTAACTGGAACAACAGCAATAAATATTGTTTACAATTCTGTTGAAAACGAAACAAAACTTGAATTAGAATTAGAAAATATTAATAATCCATTTGGAATTGATTTTACGGTTAACGCAGAAAAAAACTTTCAAGCAACTGAATTATCTATTTCAACCCTAAGAAATTTAAAAACTAACTATTCAAAATATGTCGTTATTGTTGATGATAAACATTATCCAATAAATGAAATTGTACCAGTAACAAATGTAGACCAGGTCTTAACAATTTACGTTGAAGGTAACGCATTTTCTGGTAATTCGGTTAGTTACGACAATATAATAGTTAGACCTAGTGATTTTTATGTTAATAAAGTTTTTAACGAAGATTTTGATGAGGTAGAAAACTTTTTATTAAATAGAAATAACACACCAATCTATACATCTTATTTTTCAGTACCAATTGAAAATGAAGACGGAACTTTTACGTTCAGTTATAAAGCATTAAGATTCCCAAAAAACGGTCCTTGGAATTTAGATTTACAAACTAGGTCGTTTGATAATTATTTGTCCGAACTTAACAGTTTTGCAACAAGTCTTGATTTATATAAAACAAATTTAATTTCTAGGTTTTTAACAACTGCATCAATAAAAGAATTTGATACTGTTGATAAAAAAGTTGAAAAAGTACTACAAATCTATGGAAGAAGTTTTGATGAAACTAAAACATTTATTGATGCTTTATCAACAATGAACTCAGTTAGGTACAATGTTAAAAATGATATACCGTCACAATTGCTTAAGAATTTAGCAGAAACATTGGGTTGGAAAATGAATATGTCACCAATCACTGAAGAGAATTTCTTAAACTCTGTTTTTAGTACAAGCGAAAGTGGTTTTAGTGGCGTACCAGTAGGTAA